GTCATGCGACAGGGCCCCCCGCTTGGTTTGGATTCCCAAGCGAGCCTTCGCACATTGCGCCCACATAATAAGGTTTGGGAAGTTGGTTCGTACCACCATGCTGTAAACCCAGGACAACCAATTAAGGCCAGCCTGGCAGTCACCCTACGCAACCCAACGACTACATGGGGTGATTAGTCCCATGTCCCCTAACCAAATCCTTGTGATAACGCACGCCATTAGTCTATAATTAAGACGTAAGTGTATTGAACCCAAATAGGGTGATGTGGGATGTAACCTCAATACGCCCCACCGTGTCCGTAGCCCCAACCGTTTCAGCAGCATATACAAACATCGCTTGAGTGCTCCGATCCAGTACATCTACCGAATTTGTTACGGTATTGTTGACATCAAACTTCTTCTTCCTATAGGTTAGAGGCAAGTTGTAAACATGCCCCTCCCATGCATTAAATGATTGCCGGTTGCGAATGCCCTTTATAAGTAAGAGGCGAGCAGCATCATTAGAAGCAGTTGTCCATGATAGCATTTGTTCTGGATTGTCAATATATGCCATCCATATGCGACCACCACCTGCAGCAACACCAGGTGCAACAGATGGTAGCCAATGGACGGACACCTTATTGTATTTGTATTCTGAATATGTATTAGCAATGGCAGCACCCGTTGCACCAATCATTGCGTCACCACCTCCTCTCACATCAACGTAATTGTGGGTAGCTACAACATTGGCAATGGCGGAGATTTCTGCAAATGTTATCCGCATATTCAGTGTCTGTCCGTCAAAGTTGGTGACATTGGACTTTGGTGTGGCTCTTGGCGGATACAACAGGGGATGCCTGCGCCCACGTTTAGCCATCTTCGTCTTAGTTCTAGACTTCGTCATGTGTGAAAATAATCAGTTTTCAGGCTGGAGCAGAGACGCGTACGGAGTGGCATCCACTGGCCCTAAAGTCGCAGTGTAATCCACCCTCGAAAGCATCCTCTCCAGCTCTATTTGTGCATCAGGTGTGTAGCCAAACGCCTTCCAAAAACTATGCCGCATTTGAGAGGTGATCGGTGTTTCAATAGCCCCTCCCCTCATTTTGTATTGGTTTTCCGCCATGGAGTTAAGAATTGATTTGTCCTTAATTTCTAACCTCGGCATGGCGGCATAAAATGCTTGCAAAATGGGGACTCCATAGGTGGAGTTCCGCCCACAGTCTCCAACACTTGACAAGTACTCCATGTACTCGTCATGTTGGAAGTTATGGGTGGAATGGAGGTCTTTGCTCAATACGGTATTAGGATTGCGCACACAGATATTATACCCAGCTGCACCACGCACAACTTTCATTTGGCAAAAGTCAACCTGTTCTAAGGAAAACACGGGTTCTTCGACTTTCATAGTGAACCCCATATCTTTAAACCAGGTGGGTATTAGGGCCAGTTTCTTCAGATCTCTCTTTTCAACCACGACAACACAATCATCGCCGTTATTGGCAAGAGAGAATTTTGCAATATTCTGTTCCCTACAGTAGGCGTGGACTAATGAACTCATTATGAGGCAATTACCCAATGATGTGTTCATATCTCCGGACGCTCTACGCCCACTCACTTTGTATTTAATTTTCCCATCTGGTAGGTATGCTCGGCCAATGTTGTTGCGCTGCCAGTGCAGTAGTTTGCGTAATTCATCATGTCCATAGGAGAAAGCTTGAAGATAGAACTCATGCTCCCAAATCAGTGCTTCCCGTGATACATGTTGATCGAAGCGTGATGCATCCAATCCAATATAAACTGGCGTTGAATACCTGCTCGATTTTAGTATCATGTGTTCAGCAGCTTGACGGGCATTTAGTCCTTTGAATACAGTCTTATCTCCCAGGTTATCTGTGTCAAACATTTGGTCTATCCTTTTGTAAAAGTTGTGCTCATTAGGTTTGATGAATCTAGCCAAGCTCAGATTGTATCTGGCGGATCGAGGCTGAATAACTCTTGGAGCAGGGTCAACTTTATCTTTACTGATTTTCTCACACTTGACAAAAGTCTTCAGGTGACCATCCTCCCGGGCCAATGGCTTAGCCAGCAAGGACTCGTACGCTGTTGTGTACACCTTCAGTTTCGAGCCATGCCACAATGGAAGTACTCCAGATAGTGACAATGGGTGAACCTTGGGGTGTGCAAGCAACAGGTTAGTCTCAGGGAGGAGGACCTGGTCGTAATCTCGTGTAGGTGAAGGCACCAGCTTTAATGTACCGGCGCTATCTCGTATGCGAAATACACGTTCAATCAGCCCACGTACTACGTTAGGTACGTCGGAGTTGTGTATAATGTATCGCTTACTAGATAGCAATGGCCCGAAGACGGTGCTGCTCCGTTTCTTCGGTAGTCGCGAGGGGTTACCGGATACCTTTATCTCCACACCCTCTGGTATAACTGGGTATTTGACGCCCGTTGTCATACCGTGGAGAATGGCCCGGCACCCCTAGCTAATGTTGTCACCATTAACCTTGAGGTAGTCAATTACCTTCAAGGCCATGGAATAGGTCTTGGGTCGGTTGAAGCAAGCCAACATTGCTGGCCCCAATAGTTCCATGCGATCACAATATCGTACGTGGCTGTCTTCAAAAAGTCCCAGAAGAACAGTCTCGTACACCAGCCTATTGGCTTCAGTCGGTCGCAAACAACCAACCTTAGCCTGGGCCTTAATTGCGAATCGCACGGCCGCACGTGTGCCACGTGTTACCTCTGCGCGTTCATCATCAGTTGGTTCTTCCACAGATTGCCTATAACTGTTCTTGACCTTACGCATGAAGTCAATACAGTTGGCATCCATTCCAATACGCGCAGAGAGATAAACAAGCACCACGGGGACAACCAACCCCTCAAACCCGACAACACAGCACGCTAATAGAGTCACCAGGGCTATTACCCTTTTCCGGGTATTGCTCATAGCTGCCCATCTCTCAGCGATTGCCGCGATAGCCATATCGAAACAGTCGATAACACTGGATAACG